TGTCGCACCGACGGCGATCTGGAGGCGGACAAACCGATTATCATTGCCTTTGATGCGAACGCGCTCATCAACTGGCTCGTGTGCGGCCAGGTGGGCGATGACGGTAAACTCCGTGTCCTGAAATCGATATTTGTCAAGTACGACCGCAAACTGGAGGAACTGTGCGAGGACTTCATGGCTTACTACTATTACCATCGCACCCATCGCGTCATCTTCTACTACGATTCCACGTTCCTCGGGCAGGAATATGCGTCGTCAAGGGGGCAGAGCTTCGCCGCGATCATCAAGAGCATGTTCCGTCGTCATCAGTGGGCTGTCCGTGAGAAATACATCGGCAATCCTTGGGACCATGTCAAGAAAAACGAGCTGATCAACCGTATGTTCCAGGGACGCGCCCAGCATCAGGTACTCATCAACCGTGACAACAACCCTGATCTGCTCATCTCCATACAGTCGGCAGGTGTGCGTAACGGAAAGAAGGATAAATCGGGCGAGAAGTTGGCTGAGACCGAAGAGGATCGTTTGGAGGCTCGTACTGACGGTTCCGATGCTTTCGACACACTCTGCATAGGCGTTGAGCGTTATCCGGTAGCCTGGGGTCGTGGTGGTCAGGCTAACGAATATCCTAAGTAGGCATTCCTCACCTTGTTGTATATATGCGGTAGGGGCATGGCCACCCTGTCATGGTTCCCTGATTGTACTTCTGGCCGCACCGCTGATGGAATCTGTTCCACCATCTTTATTTGTCGGTCGTTTGCCTTTCATTTGCTTTCTGTCACCTCCTGGTGATGTCTTGGGCTGCCGTGGCTTCTCTGCCTTGGTGGCCTTTCTGTTTTGTTTGGCCTCTCGTATCCTTGGGGCCTGTCTTCTGTTGACACATATCCTATTGGTTGCCTTGATGTGTATCTCCAGATAGTTGTTGCGACGGCTGATCGGATGTCTGAACGCTGTCATGTTATTTTTTTCCTGAGAACTCTCCAGCTTCCCTGTGGGCTTTGATTTTTCCTTTGCAAAGGTAGGGGAAGCACGTGCCCTGCAAGTACCATAAATTATTTCTGCAGAAAATAATCAGCAGCCTTCCATCATTTTCGTGAAGTCACGGAAATGAGGTATTCCGATGATTTTCCTTGAAATTCCTTGCATCCAGGCACTATCACTTCCTACCTGATTGAAGCAACGTAAAAATTACAAAAGCTCCCAGAGCTTATAAGTTTAATCTCTAAAAAAAAATAACAATTATGACAGCTTCAGTTCAGACATCATTCTTTAGCCGCTCTCGCTTGTTCAACAAGAGATACTATTCAGGCAACCTCTACACAGTGTACGTCAACACAGAAGACGGCGAAAGCCATGAATACGAAGTCGAGGCCGACTCTTTCGCAGAGGCCACCCGTCAGGCAGAGGAAATGGCTTACAGCCTCTATATAGACATCACCTACATCGAGGTATACCAGTTCGCTTAAATGTCAAACCAAATAAAATATGTGATTATGGAACAGATTCAGTTAATCAGCGTCAGGACAGAGAAGTCCAATCGTTCAGAGAACAATGTATGGGTTGTCAGCACACCCGAATTCGAAGACAAGTTCTGCCGTAATGCCCTCAAGGCTCTACGTTACGCCTTCTTCCTCAAGCGTGGTACCGGCCGCCGTATCGCCGACGAAGCCTTCCAGTCTCTCATCGAGGCCGTCAAAGCCCGCAAGTCACAAACTCAGGAGTCGGCCAACAGCTGACTCCTCTTTAATCCTCATGCCTTATGTTGTGCTACGCGTTATTCCCGTATGTGCCTAAGAGGTTCCTCTGTGTGGCATCGTTCGAAGAGATAGCTCTTCACTACATGATCCTTGGATTCAAGGATGGTCGCAATGTCCATACCCGATGGGCTGCCCGACAGTTCGCAATGGCACTCTCAGGCATCGACCTGCACGATGTGGCTATAGTCTGCATTCCTGCCAGTACGCAATGGTCACACGTTCGCCGCTGGAAGCGCTTCTCTCAAATGCTCTGTAGGCTTACTGGCGCCATAGATGGCTTCGACCGCGTACACGTCAGCGGAAGCCGCAAGCGGGCTCATATCACAGGTGAGAATGAGCTGGCCACCAACATCAAGCGATATGTGCATATCGATCCTTCATGGTTCCGTGGCCGCAAGGTTCTGGTCATCGATGATATCTGCACCACTGGCCGCTCCTCTCAGGCTTTCATCGGAGCGATGGAAGCAGCTGGTGCAACAGTCACCATGGCGATGTTCCTCGCCAAGACAAAGGGCAGAGAAAACTGGTGATTTATCTGCCCATTTATCTGCCCTTTCGGTCTGTCCCCGCCCTCTCACCCCTGCGCACCTTGGACGCCTCCTGTTCTTAGGTCAGTGCCTGGCACTCACCCCCGGCGTCCTCCATACAGCACGCGCACCATTTCACCACGCCCCTGCTGCCTGAACCCGTTCCGCTCCGTTGCACATTAGCCGATGAGAGAGCCTTATCGGCTGATATGTGGTGGTTCGCATCAATGAGAGTATGACTGTCATCACGCAGGCTTAGACAACATTCATACACACATCGATGACGTGCCACTGGCACCACCGCCACGTATCAGCCAGGCACACTCCTCGGCTGATGCTCCACTATGCTCCACGGATTCTGACTGCAGTTTCGGATGACATCGTGCCACGCTGTATGCACGTATGAATACGTGAAGGTGCTTGCCTATCCCAGCCACAAAAATGTGGCTTTTTCCTCCCGAAATGTTAAAAATCCGTATTTGTAGCAAAAAAGTTACAGAATAATTTGGTAGTTTGTAACTTTATTGCTACCTTTGCACTGTCAGAAATGACAAAGTGCTCCATTATTTATTGTTATTTATGAAAGTCAATGAGTTGACTAGGGAGTTAAGGAAAGCGGGATGCTTCCTTCTCCGTCATGGTGCAAGGCACGATGTGTGGTACAGTCCAATTACAAAAAAGACAACCCGCATATCAAGGCACGGTTCTGAAGAGTTGAAGCCTAAGACTCTTCGTAGTATTCTAAAAGATTTACTCGGGCATTAGCCCGGGTAAATCATCTTTTAGAAGAACCTCATTGGATGATTGAATGCAAGTGGTATTGAGAGCACTTTATTTAAGAATAATAAGAATATGATATATGGCTGAAAAGGTTAAGACATCGGTTACTTTTGAGACAATGAATGACCATTCTTTCTCTTGCATTGTTAACCATGAGTTTGAAGGCTATGGTCTGATAGGTTATGGCAGAACTGCACGTGAGGCCGAGGAAGACGTGTTTACGGAAATCAAGGAAATGCGTGAGCTGGACAATGTGGATGCTGTGGATATTGAGATAACCGAACGCAAGTTCGATGTTGGATCATTCTTTAGCTACTACCCATTCTTTAACATTACCAACTTTGCTAAGTTCACTGGCATGAACCCTGCACAGGTCAGGCAGTATGCAAGCGGGATTAGACAGCCGACATCACAAAAAAAGGAAATGCTGAACAAGGCTATCCAATCCGTGATAGAGACATTATCCCAAGACAGTCGTGCTTTTTGCATCGATTGACTTTCAATATAATGTAAATAAAGAGCACTTAGGCCCTGATGCGTGAGCATCGGGGCTTTTCATGTCGTATGGTACGCCATGACCGCGGATATGGTTCTCTCTGACGTGTTCGGCAGCGACACAAGGCGGCAATTGCCACAAGTAAAAAGTCCTTACATATACCGCTCGGACAAAAAGGGCAATTGCCTCGGGAGCGTAGGGCGGTGGGGGCTGGTAAACCAGGCGCTTCGCTTGTTTTCCGCGCTCAAACCTCTAAAGTGGGCTTTTTACCGAGGTTTTCGCGCGGGAGACAGTGGAATTTTTGTAAAAAACGACCCAAATTGCCACTCTCCGAGATGACAATTCGGGGCCCTAAGCGGAAAAACGGGGGCTGTTGCCTGTCGCCCATGGGCGATTGCCTCCCGTTTTGAGTGAAAAATGAAAAAGTCTGCAGACTGTGCTTTTGTATCGGAAAATTTGTTTATCTTTGCTCCCGTATTAACTTATTATGGCTTATGAGTGAAAATGAGAAGCGGGAGCTGAGAGAGCGTGCCGCCATTGCTGCTATGCAGGGATTACTGACTGGTATTGTACCCTGGGAAGAGGGTGATCCTGCTCCTGGGAGGATTGCAAGAGTGTCCTGTGAATGTGCTGATGCTCTGGTAAAGGAACTCTGCAAGCAGCCGAAATAGGGCGCGTTGCTACACGATTGTAGCAAAATGTAGCAGATTTGTAGCGGCTGTAGCAAAGCGACAATGGCCTGAAAGTGCCTGTTTATGGGCGTTTCGGTAGTTTTGCTACAATGCGACATGGTGCTACATACTATATCTGTGTCTATACGCGAAATAACTTTTTTTGCCCCGAAACATCACTTTTTTGCAAAAATCCTTGGAGGTTTCGGGATTTTGTTGTACCTTTGCCATCGCGAAACTTGATATGACGAGAGTCATGTGGGCGATGATGACGCCCGAAATAACATCGGGCATTATTTATGCCGATACTTCAGAGACCCGCCAGAGGTCTCACTACACCATTAGCGGTGGCCACCCAGTATAGAAATACGTCCACGTGACGGAAGTCTATCAAGTTTCGCGACAGGGAGGGCTGCCGCTTTCTCTGTCTGTATAGGAGAGAGAAGCCGCGAATGGCGACTACGCGGGGCCTGGTGCTACTTTTAAAACTGATGCAGGCGGAGGTACTTGCTCTCTTCTTACACTCGAGGGGGAGATGCCCCAGGCCGCAAGGCTGGAGAGGGCAGATTTATGGATAAGAGCCTCGGGATCTGCTTCGACCACATCTCTCCCTTCTCTTTCGAAAACAAACCGCACAGGGCGGATTCCCTGTATAGCGAAACTTGATAGCATTATGCAACAATTGACATTACAGTTCGAGGGCTTTGCCGATGAGATGCAGCAACCCGCCGACGCTTCTGCAGCGAAACAGCAGGCAGCACACGCCATCCGTAGTGGCGCAAGTGCAGTGGTTAACAATTGTTCCCTTACTGGGAAAAAATTGTTCCCTAACTGGGAAGTAAATATTCCATCGTTGGGAATAACTCTCACTAAGGCTAATCTGGGCGAGGCTTGCCTGGCAGCCGTATCCGTTGTGGGCGGTTTCGCCCTTATGTTCTTCTGTGCAATACTTCAAGGATAGGAGGCAATAGTTATGAATTACGAGGAGTATATGAAGGAGGAACCAAAGAATGAATAAGACGATGAAACTTTCGCCCGAGCTTACCGAGGCTCTGTGTGACTTCTGTGGCGACGTGGCCACGATGGAGAATAATGTGGACCTGATTAGTTGTATTGAGGACCATTTTATCGACAATGATACCGACGAACCAGCCCAGGTTCTCGACACTCTCAAGTCGCTTCGCACGATGAAGCGTGATATGCTGAAGATACTTAAAGCCATGCGTAAATCTGAGAATATATGAAGGAGATGAACGACAAAATGGCCGAGCGCATCAGCAAATGGCTCGACCAGCTGGATGAAAAGGAGAAGTGCCAGGCTGAGCTTCTGGACTCGTACTTCACCTTCCGTCGCAACCTGCCCGAGGAGGATAAGGGCTTGGGCCGCGCCGTAGAGGAGCCTAAGACCACTGAGGATATCATCGACGACCTGATGCCGATGATGAACATGTCGAAGGATGTGGTGGTGGGCTGGCTGCGTGCCCACGACTATCATATTACTACCGCAGCCGACGGCTCCCCAAGGTGGGCCATCTGGCGGTACGTGGATACCGCAGTATAACGTAAGAGTAAGAGTTTTGAAAATTTTCGTGTGAGTGCCGGTGGCCCGTCGTGATGATGCGCCACCGGCTTTTTTGTTGTATTTTTAGTTTCAGGGGTATATTCGTACCTTTGCCTTGGAAAATAAAAATGCAATGGATTCTATCAGTATAACATCACTTAATGGCCGCAAGTTCTTTACCTCGGGTATGCCTGATGTAGAGATAGCCGGCATCGACGGCACCTCGCAGTTGGTAACCATCACCTGCGACGGCGAGCAGCTGCTGCAGGAACATCTCTGGCCTGTGTCGGGGGGCATCACGCTGAGCGAACTGGGCGAGCTGCTGGAACCATACGTTCGCAAGCAGCTGGTGAGCAGCGTGTCGATATCGGCAGGCGAGACGTCGGCCACCTTCCAGGTGCTCTATGCCATGGTGGATGTGGGTATTGATGCCGAGGAGTTCTACGAGAGTTATTTCCTCTCGATCCTGATGGGTACCAAGGTTACCGCCACCGGTCGCCGTGAGCTGTTGTGGTATTATGGCGATGATGCAGCCACCGTAACAGCTGAGTACTCGGATGGCAGCACGGCCCAGTATGATATGGATGCCATAGGCGGCAGCGACACATATACCTGCATCAACGTGTGCCCCGGCCAGTTTATTGTGTCAGGTAAGCAGCTGGTGGCATATACCGTGGTGGCGGGTAAACGCCGGCAGCGCTTCGAGATGGACATGCAGCAGCCCGACTGTGCGCCGATACTCGAGTTCTACAACTCGTTCGGTGTTTGGGAGTATATCTACTGTACGGGTACGCACCAGGTGAGCCCCGACTTTAAGCGCTCATCGGCACGCATCGGCGGTTTGCTCAAGAACTACCGCATCGAGGAAACGCGCATCTTCAAGGCTGACACGGGATTCCTGAATACCCCCATGGCCAACTGGGCCGACGAACTGTTCCGTTCGGACGAGGTGTATGTGGTGAATGTGGTGAACGGCGAGGTGAAGGATGCCGACGGCGGTAAGGCCGTGGTAATCACCGACTCGAAGAGCGAGAATAAGAACGATGACGACTACATGCCCCGCTTCACCTTCTCCTACCAGTATGCCCAGCGCATACACAACGTGCTGCAGATGGACCGCGTGGGGCGCATCTTTGATAACACCTTTGATCATACATTCAACTAAATATGAAGGAAGCTGTACATATCAACGAGGTGCTGCAGCTGCTGGATAAGGCAGGCAAGGAGCGTAAGAAAGTCAACGTCAGGGCATGGAAAAAGGACGGCAACGAGGTTGACTATATCGGATGGCTGCCGCTCACCGGCCACTGGCGGGGAGGCATCCATCGCCTGATGAATCCCCAGAATGGGGAAGTGAGAGCCGTCATTGACGTGCTGATTTATGAGTTTAACGGACATACAGTATATCTATGAACGAGAATAAGCAAGAGATGGTGCCAATAGGGCACCGACCCGGATGGACGCGATACTGCGTTGCCCCTGCAGGCGTAGTAGATATCGCTGAGGAGGGCAGCCCTGCCACCAAGTACCAGGAGAGCCGCGTCATTGTTCAGGACTTCGATGAGAAACTGAATACCACTCCCATCACCATCGGCAAGCAGAACTACGAATATGTGCCTTATGGCGATGATGACCAGCTGCCGTTCAATGTGATGCAGCGCATAGGTGAGAACATGGTGACCTCGCAGTGCCAGCTCTTCAACGTGCAGGCCTGCTATGGTCAAGGTGTAAGATTCATCGACCGAGAGACGCGCGAGGATACTCAGGATGCGGCCATCCGTGACTTCTGCCTCCGGAACTCGCTGCACGAGCTGTTCCTGGAGCAGGCCACGGACATGAAGTTCTTCTTCACCTCCATCACGAAGATCATCCTCTGCCGTGACCATAGCCGGATAGTGAAGGTGCGCCACAAGGAGATGTGCTACTGCCGCTTTGCCCGTCTGGCTAGTAAAAAGCGTTTCGAATACGTGCTGTATGGTGACTGGCGCGACGGTGCTCCAGACCCTAACGATATCGAGGTGCTGCCGATGCTTGACTTCTACGACCCCTTGGGCGACCTGATGGTCCGCATGGGCAAGGAGGCCGACCCCATGACAGGCGAGAAGCGCAAGGCACCGAAGGATGGCACGGACTGCGAGTTCGCCATCGTGTGCCGCATGGCCACACCTGGTCGTCAGGTGTATTCTCGGCCTTACTTCTTCTCTGCATTTCGTGATGCCTGGTTCGATATCTACGAACTGATAGGCATCGGCAAGCGGTTCATGATCCAGAACACATCAGCACCGCGCTTACAAATTGAGGTGCATGATGATTATTGGGATGTTGTCTGTGACAATGATGGCATCACTGATGAAGATGAGCGAAAGGCACGCATCAAGGAAGAAAAACAGCGTATCATCGATTTCGTCTGCGGTCCGAAGAATGCAGGTAAGGCACTCATCAGCGGCTACTACGTTGACCCCTCAGGCAAGGAGCACTCCATGGTTCGTGTCATCAACCTGAACCAGGGAAAGAAAGAGGGTGGCGACTGGGCCGATGATATGCAGGAGGCTGCTAACACGCTGTGTTTTGCCTTCGGCGTACATCCTAACCTAATTGGAGCCACACCAGGAAAGAGTCAACTTAACAATTCGGGCTCAGATAAGCGCGAGCTGTTCACCATGAAGCAGGCACTTGAAAAGCCGTTCCACGACGTGATGATGAAACCCTACCACGTCATCCTCCACTATAACGGCTGGAGCAAAAACGTGACTGTCGACGTGCCCATGCTGATGCTCACTACACTCGATGAGAACAAGGATGCAGAAGAAGTAACAACTAATAGCAATGACGATGGAAATAACAAAGACTGAATTTGAGAACATTGTTTCCGTGGCGACCTCCTCACATGTGGAGGTATATGAGAAGGTAGAACCACAGTTTTCTTCTACCTTAGACGACTGCAAGGCTGGCGTACTCGGGAATGTGGGTACGTCAGCCATCGAGGGGGAAGGCCACGAGAGTCTGAAGAACGCCGTCAAGAAATGGGTATGCCTGCAGGCGTTCCTCTCTGTTTTCCGGCAATTGGACCTGGTACTGACTCCTACCGGATTCGGGGTGGTCAGCACAAATCAGATGGCACCGGCCTCGAAGCAGCGCGTGGATGCCCTGATAGGACACCTCCGCGACAGCGTCCTGATAGCGCATGGCCAGCTGCTGACCGAACTGTGCAAGGTCAACGACTGGGGCACTACAGACCAGGCACGCGAGAACATTGATACGCTATTCTTCGACTTCCGTATGCTGCAGAAGATGCAAGGCCCTGCGGCTTCGCATCTTGAATGGCAGGCTGCTCAGCGGCTCATCAGCGAGGCTGACGAAGCACTGCGCCTGAAACTGAGCAACCAGTATATGGACGCACTCCTGGATCATGTGCGCTGCGGCAAGGTGACAGTCGATGACAGTCCTGTCATCTTCCTGTGCCGGCGCATCATCAACCTCTGGATCGCCGGTGACCAGGAGGCCGTCAAACTGAAGATGCGCCGACTGCTGAACAAGCTCGACGCAGATCTGGAGAAATATACAATATATAGAGATTACGGATATCCAGTAAACCATCATGAGAATTTTAAAAAAAACACTCCGGACGCACCGGCCTACATTTTTGGCTGATGGCTCGATAGACCTCTACGCCCCGACTTCGTGGAGCAAGATGACTCAGACACAGCTTCGCTATGTGCTGACGCTACTGTCATTGTTTGACAACTTGGCAACAGTCAAAACGTATATGCTTATCCGGCTGAGCGGCATACATATCGAAGGCTATACCGTACGCACTTCACACGATGAGCCGCAGAGCTACCGCTGCTGGTTCCGCCCGGCATGGTGGAAGCCTCGCCGCTGGTTCACGCTGCAGGTGTGGCAGGTGCAGAGCTTCATCCGGCAATTCGACTTCATCGATCCGTTCGACGGCATGGATGTGCGGCTGGAGCGCATTCACGGCTGTCGGGCGGTTGATGATGTCCTGGACCACTACCCGTTCGGTGACTACCTTCTGGCAGAACAATACTACCAGTTGGCTGTCAGCAGCGGCAAGCCGGAAATGATTGAACGCCTGGCTACGTTCCTGTATGTGAAGCGTAACGGCAAGCATCCTAAGCGACTGTCACTCTCTCCTGCGGAACAGATGGGCACACTGCGCTGGTTTGCCCACGTAAAAAGCGTCTTCGCTGAGCGTTGGCCGCACTTCTTCAGGAGGGTGGATGCAGATATCGAAGAGCTGGACATTGACCTGATGGGCGCCATGGACGCACAGATCCGCGCACTTACCGAGGGTGACATCACCAAGGAAGAGACCATTAAGGCCCTTCCCTGCTGGCGTGCACTGACGGAACTGAATGAGAAGGCCCGAGAGGCCAAGGAGTTTCACGAGAAATACGATAATAAATGATATTCGACGCACTTGAATACTTTAAGACACTGGGTAAAAAGAACCGTCTGTGCAAACAGCATGGCTTCAAGCCAGTATTCTGCTCGGGCCCCGACAGCATCGAGGGTGTGATGCAGGAGTTTCAGAAAACGGCCAATTTCGTGATGATCGATGACACCACTGACGGGAATACGTTCAGTGAAGGCGTCTCTTTCTTTCAACGCCGTGTATATACTGTGTTCATCCTTGCTGCTTACCGCTGGGATGACATGGAAGACAGAAAAGCAAAGCTGAATCTATGCAGGGAGATCTTCAAGCAGTTCGTTCGCCGCATGATCTGGGACAAGGAACACCGCGAGGACGAAGACGACGACTTCACCTTCCTGAACGTGGAGAAAATCTACAGCAGGGAGTTCGGACGCTACACGATGTCCGGAGTGACGGGGCTCTACTTCATGGTGGAGAACGACGAGCCGGAGGAAATGGACTATGAGGATGAGCTCCAGATGGAAAGTGAGTGGGATGAAGATTAATGCACGACGATGGGAGCACATGCAGAAAGGATGAGGGCGCAGGAGCGCGGCGGCTATGGCCATGGCAAGCTCTATCACTTCACGAAGGAGCAGATAGAGCAGTACGAGCGTGGCTGGTCGAGGATGATGATCGATATCTGGAGGGAGAAAATCATCCAGCTGAACATCACCGACTCAGGCGCCCTGCAAGGATCACTCCAGGAACTCGTTTCAACGGGGCATGTGACCACCATCGAACACAAGTTCCTGCAATACGGCCTCTTTGTAGCTGCAGGTGTCGGCAAAGGCTTCGCCCATGGTAACGGTGGCAACCTGCTATTCATGGGCGATAAGTTCCGCGAGGGAAAACATGAATACGGCGCCCGTCAGGTGGGGGCCGGACTGTCGGAAGAGCACATGAGAGGCCCGAAGTTCAAGGAGGTGACCGTGCAGCGTGGCCCGAATGCCGGCAAGCGTGCTGCTCTTACCTCCGGAGAGAAGCGCATGCCCCGCGACTGGTTCTTCAAGAAATACTACTATAGCATCCGTCGCCTGAACCTCACCGAGGCTGAGTTCTACGGCAAGGCATACCAAGGCCTGATGTCCTCGTTCCTCGACGAACTATTCACAGGAACCATCCGGAGCAACCGCTTCTAGGTATTTTTATTCCAGGAGTGAAAGATGTAAGTTTGCAGAAAAATAACAGATATGGCAAAAAAGACACTTGCAGAATTGCTGTCGATGTTCAATACGATCCATGATGAGAGACGGACGCATGCGAACACAGCGGAGAGGATAGGTAACGCTTTCCTCGCCATATTGCCATATCTTGGCGAATACCTCAGGAAAGACCAGCCTGAGACGCTGGAGTACCTATTGACCCTCCTGAATGGTGCCGTCATCGGCAACAGTCGCCAGATAACCCTCAATCCCGATGGCAGCATCACCTGCGGCAGCATCTACGTGGAGGGAAGTGCCATCTTCGAGGAACTTGTTATAAACAAACAGTCCGTCAACGAAGGCGACCAGATATTCTCTAACAGAGGTATCATTGAGATTGTTGACCAGACCTCTGCAAACCAGTACCGACTCACATTCCGCAAGGAGTATGAAAACGACAGGATTTCATTCGAGGAGAATGACTGTCTGAAATGTAAGATCAATAACCTCGATACCGAAGGCACGTACTTCACTAGCTGGTTCCGCGTCCTTTCGGTTGACTACGAGAATAACACCGCAGATGTCATCCTCTATCCTGACAACGAGGTTCCGGGCGGTCACAACTATGCGCCCATCGAGGGGGCTGTAGTGGCAAGATGGGGTAATGCCGTTGAGACTGACAGGCAGCAGATGTTCTATCTGAGTTCGATAGACGGCATCTTCGCCTTCCTACAGGGTGTCACAAAGCCTATCATCAATGATGTAGGCAGTAATGTGACCGCCTATATAGGACTTCCCAATGACATTCCAGCAATCCAGAAGCTCATTCGGGATGGTATGCTGCAGCGCAACAAACCTATCCTGTATGCAAAGACGGCCGTAGTAGAAAACCTGATAACCGTAAAGCACGATGGTTCACCTGACTATATCCAGCGCGAATGGGACTCGTGGGAAAATGAAAAACAGTATATCATGGGCTTTGACAGTACCGAAGAGCGGTATGTCCAGGATAACTGTTGGCATGGTGGTTCCCTTTGGCGCTGTATCGTACCTCAGGCACGCATTGGGGTGGAACCGTCGCTGACGAACACAGACTGGGGCTGCATCCGTAGCGGCGGCCTGGTGCTCGATATAGAATCAACAGAAGGTGACTGGTATAATGGTGATAAGAATTTCACCACTATCTTAGTGGCAATGTTGGTACATGGCGACCTGATCATATCAGATGAATATATAGAGTCGGTTGTGTGGACCCGTGAGTCGGGTGATGCTGCAGCCGACGAAGCATGGAACATCAACCAGGCCAAGACGGAACAGACACTGAACCTGACAGTTACCTATGACCTGGATCATCCTGAACTCTCAGACATACCCGTAGGCATGCCATACGGCAGCAAATGCGGTTTTCGCTGCACGGTTAGAGGCGATTTTTCAAATAATCCAATCACTAATATATACGATTTCACATGAAACTCAGACAAAAAGGTGGTCATCTCATACACATGCCTCTCGACACGCTATTCACGATGTCGGAGCTGTTCGGTTCACTGCTGCAGAAATATGATGCAGTGACAGGAGAGTATATCGATGACCGTACATTAACACCGTTCACGCTGAAACCCAACTTTTCGCTGAGCGACAAAGAGGGCGTAATGGCAGGTGACCACACCAGCGAGTTGGTAAACTGCATCTGGACTGTTTCTGCTAGGGTTAATAATGCCGCACCCGTAAGAGGTACGCACTACACTATCAACGAACAGACACATGCACTGACACTAAATTTTAACCTCGATCCGGACACTGCAGGTTACGTCCGCTTTACGGCAGACTATATAGACCAAAGAAGAGGGGACGTGCTGAAGGTACACTGGGAAAAGCAGTTGTCTTGTGTCTCTGCTACAGACTGGAAGGTGACTCTGAGAACAGAGTGGCAGATGCGTACCGACCTCATTCCATGGAAAGACCGTGGAATATTTGGAATCCCGGTACAGTTACGCAACGGCTCAGAAAACATCCCCGATGCACAGGCCGTATATCAGTGGGAGATTTACGAGGTGGTGAACAATGTCGGCAGTTGGCGGAGCGTCAACAGACAAAGGGATATCTGGTGCCGTGGCGGTGAGCAGACAAAACAGATCTCCATCGAGCAGAAATATGTGCAGCGCATCTTGATACGCTGCAAGGCATGGCCGGTCGGCCAAACCTCAGACCTGCAGATACAGGCATTCCTCCTACGCCGGTTCTACGGGTTCTATGAGGATGACCTCGATATTCTCGAAGGTGCATACATCTTCCCTGAGACTAGCCGGGCCGTGGCAGAAGCTTACGTCATCAACCGTAGCGGTGGCCGTATTGCCAACCCGCAACAGTACTTCGACATAGAGGTACTCTATAGTCGCGGTGATGGCAACTGGTGGCATGTCGCACATGGTACCCGCGGCGAGGTTCCACGCACGATGTTCCCCGTCGATGGTACGATGAAGCACCTCTTCGCAGAACTGACGCGTGAACTGACAGCGCTGCTGCCTTTCACGCTCGACGGTGCATACCTCACTCTGGATGGTGCAATCCTGACAGGACAGCATCCTATTATCGATAGAGACTTTGAAGAATAAGCATATGAAGAGTAAGTACTTTATCATCCCCAAGGAGATAGCGGATGAACTGGGTATCAGTGAATACCGCTACGGTAACGGTTCAGACGGCTTTCTGGTCAACACAGGTGACCTTGCTGTATATGGCGTTGAAAGAGCCATTCAGAACGGAGCGAGAGAGATAACGGCCACTGAGGCCACGGAGTTTGCAAACCATAATAGGTAAAAGATATGAATCAGAGTTTAAGCAGAATCAGAAACCTCTACAAATACGAGGACGGTGATCAGATAGAGGCACGCATGGGCGTGCAGATCGATGCAGGCTACGGCCTGACACAGTACTGGGACGAACAGCAGGGACGCGTCGTGAATACTGACTTCACTCAGCATTCTCCTGTCCTGTACCCATATCCATACAGTTCTAAGCGTGGCCAGTATGTCGTACCGGCCACACAAGGTCAACAGTGGTATTATAACAATCCGGAGTCAGAGACTGCAGGTATCCTGGATGAAAGCGGCAACGTCAAGTCGGCATACGCCTCTCTATTTGAGAAGACTACTATCACTGTCGGTGGCGCAACATATCCGGCCCTCAGGATTAAGGGAAACCTGTGTAGTGCCAATGATCTCAGCGATAAGCACATTTACTATAAGAGTGTGTACAACGGCAAGCCCTTCACATGCTCCCAGCTTATCCCTGTACAGACTACCGTAGGCGATGCGAAGGAGATACTTATATCTATCACTACTGCTGACGGTAGCGGCAGCACGGCATTGACGAATACCAATGGGTGGATCCAGCTGACAGCAGCACTCCAGCGTGCAGGCAGCACCATTGCCGGGGCAACCTACCAGTGGCAGAAACTCGTTAACGGTGCATGGGTAAACGTCACCAACAACCCGACAGTCATAGAGGTTAGCAATGCCACACCGCATATCATAAAGGTGTATGCTAACGGTGTGGACAGTGAAGACATCTTCCGCGTGGCAGTCACTCATGAAGGTGTTACGAGCTATAAGACGCAGCAGCTGACGGATACGTCGGATATCTTCTACATCTTTGAGGGATGTAGCCAGGCTGGAGATGCCGTCGAGGAGGGTGTGAATGTTTCATTTACACCAGTTGTATACGACCGTAAGAATAACGTGCCTGACACAAGCAACACTTGGCATTTCTCCTTCCTCCTGCTGAACCTGATTACAGGTGCACAGGTTGGGAACCCTTCTACGACCGTGCCTTTTGTTGTACAGTACAGCACACTTCAGGCTGAACAAGGTGTATCAGTAGTAATTTCTGCAACTAACGAATGAGGATAAACCGTGTCAAAAATCTGATTCCTGCTCCAAATGACGGTGAAAAACTGTATTTGGTAGTTACTCCCTTACAGCTCGGGCTTGATAAGAACTCGAACTGGAAGGGAGGGGTTAATACTGTTACCGTAGAGGTATGGCGACAGAAGGGCAAAGACGATCCCACACAATCAAACATGGGGTCATATACCGTCATTGTCTATAAGAACGGTACGTCGACTGTCAAAGTCTCGAAGTCAAACACGGCAAGTTTTACCTTCCAGGCCTCCAAGTCGGACACGTCCTATGAGATTGTCCTGAAGGTAAACAGCAAGAATGCAGATTCTAAGACCGTCACGATAAGTGCAGACGGTGCAGACGGTACAGAAGGACACAGTATCGCTCTTACACTAACGCGAAACAATCTCTATACAGACGCGCAGTGGGCTTCCTGGGGTGCCATCGGCCATAATGAACCTTACATGAAGAGAGACGGAGATACAGACCTTACAACTTGCCGTGTAGGTGATTATTTCGTCGTATCTGGTACATCATCAGATACTGGAATTCATCATACAATTACTTATAAGTGTACTGCTGTAACGGCAGATATTATAACAGGAACAAGTATCAGTTATACAAAAGACGGTGATAAAGGCACAGGTATCTCATCTACAACATGGTATTACCTGGCTACGACAATGGCAACAGGTGTGACCCGCAGTACTTCCGGTTGGACTACCAGCTATCAGCAGGGTACGCCAGAACTTCCCTTTGTCTGGAGGTATGGGGACACCCTCCTGACAAATGGGACACATCAGTACACTGCATGTGAACTGATATTCTCATACTCTGCAGGCGCCAACCCTAACCTGCTCGAACAGACGAACTTCTCTTCTCTCCAGGCTCTGGATAAATGGACTGTAAGAAACGAATGTATCCCTGTGTCCGGCGTGACAGTAACACAAGAATCATATGCCGCCATAGAAACAGGAATACAGGCGCACAACGCCTATTTTGACAGGACGTATAAGACAACGTCCCAGATAATATGCAAGGAGATACTGCAGCAAGTATTATGGAATACGACAGGTACAATAAGAAAGCTGGAGCCAAGTACATGGTACACATTTTCTTTCTGGGCTAAGGGCGATTACAATATAGTAACATACATCTATCCTAGTGTGTTTGACTACACATCGATATGCTATATCGACGGAGTGATGCAGGCTGCAAATACCAGGGGGACTGATGCCTATATCAACTGGACGCTTTACAGCGAATGGAAGCGTCATACCTTCACCTTCAAGACGAAGAGCAGCATAAGCGGCTCAGACCAGTCCCTTCTGTTCCGACTGTTCCCGAAGAGTTCTTCATCTACTGTCAACAGGGTGTATCTCTGTATGCCGAAACTGGAAGTGGGTATGCAGGCCACAAGCTACATTTCCAATGAGGAAAGCACGCATTTCGGACAAGTGAGAAATAGGAGGTGGGCTATAAACACTCAGTACCAGGCAGGCAAGGTGGATGAGCAATACGATGATACCGTCCTCTTTGGAGAAACGGGGTTCTTCCATTGTATCAAGTCACATATATCTACTCTTGACAATGCTCCGAATGGGACAAACGGTAGCATTTACTGGGAAGCGACATCAAAGGTTTCTGTCCTGGCAACAGACATTTTCTTTGCAGAAAAAGCCCTTATCAATAACCTCATAGCCACCCTGATACAGACCGGCTATAGCGGCAGTCCGCACATCGAGGCTGAAGGCTCTGAGTTCAAGATCTTCGGCAAGGGGCAATACCCTGCCATCTACCTGGCCATCAATAGTGACAATAAGGCCGTGCTCCGCTTCCAGAATGAGAACACGGGCGAGTTCCTGTATGACCTCGGCCCGGACGGCATCATGAAAGAGTTCTCGGAGGTGGCCGACTCCTATTCGGAAGTCCAGCTGCACAAGCTGACCAACGTGAAGAGAGTGTCAGAGATTCTTGACATCGGCGACAGCGATTGCACCACCTACTACAGGTTCAATGAAGGCTACAAGAAAATCGGCAGCGGAACGAGTGCAACGAAACAGTACCACGTATCAGGAACGTCCACACCTTCAGCAAAGAACTCTGCCTATTTTACTTCTAAGAACTACGACGGTACACAAATCGCCGATGGGTGGTATTGCCGGAAGAACAACGGCAACTATCTGCAGCTGCTGACAGATGGCACCTATGTAAATGAAGATGGACTCACAGAAGACAAGAGAATATACCAGGTGAACATCATGAATTTCATAAGCGGGAAATTGGCCCAGACGGCACAAGTGCTCTTCCAATACACAGACTACCAGCATGCCAGCAATAGTGTAGGATGCGACGAGAATGGCAACGAGCTGAGCACATCGACATACACCTATCTATATTCATATTGGCAGCAGAACAACATAACATTGTAATATTATGGCAAACGAAATTAATTTAAAGGAAATGAAGACGGTGGAGCCCTTACAGAGCATCACCGACAACACGCAGATCCTCGGCTACGACGGAACTGCAAACAAGTACGGACTAATCTCCGTAGGTAAGATTAACCAGACGCAATGGTGCGGTTGCCGCTGGCGCAAGGATTCGCTGACAACTGCCGGTGAGCCGTGCGGTTCGCTGCCGAAGATCGAGCGAATGGCAGAGCTATTCGGACTAGGCGGCTACCTGGTACGCAACGACCACTCCAGACGTAAGCTGTCACCGTCGACACACAACGAGTTCGCGGACGGCGGTACCGCCCTGCTCGACGGCAGCATGGGCCACTACCAGTGGGGTAGCGGTGTGACCATCTACTATGCCTTCTGGGAGGATGAAACCTACCTGTATGAGGCAGTGGACACAAAGCCCATCCCCGGACAGCTGAACTACAAGATTCCCATCTTCAGCCGTTCATGTGCCGGCTACGCCACCATCGACCGCACGAACAATATTCTGGTGAGTTACATCAACAACGCAGCACAGTATCGAGGCGGTAACAATGATGCATCGCTCGATGCGCTTTTCAATTCGCAGCTTGGAAAGCCTGCTACTAACATCGCAGTGCCCACTGCCGCTACCTACGCACGAAAGAACGGTGCCCTGTGGTTCGCCAACGAGCGCGTGGCCTTCGCCATCACAGCCATCCTGAAACGTATCTATTTCCACAACAGAAGTATTCAGGCAGCATACAATGCTACCCTTACAGCTGACGGCCTGCACCAGGGCGGTACTGGCGACGGATGTGGACAGCCATCAGACTGGAAAAACGACTGGCATAACTATCCGTATATCCCTCTCTCAGCAGGAGTGGAGAAAGGCGACTTCGTGGGCACGTTCTCGCACAGCATCACAGACAAGGCGGGCGCAAGGACCATTAGCGGCATTCCGTCATTCCTCGGTCTTAAGAATGATTATAAGTACCTGGGATGTATCGAAGAGGATACCCTTCTGGTCTGCAACAGCGACAAGTCTCAGGGTGTCTATATAGACAACAACATCGACGGACATACCTTCGACGTGTCAACAGTCAACGGAAAATTGTTCGTCGGAACGACACCTCCGAAAGAAGAGGCAGGATGGATTGGCATCAAAAAGCTCCACCTTGGCAATCTCTGTAATTTTCCGCTTGAAGTTGGAACAACAGGCACGACAGGCTATGGCGACAGCTATTACAATCCTGCCGCTACAAGCGGTCTTCGCGGTGCTTGTCGTTTCGGCGGCGCTGACATTGGTGACCTTGCCGGCTCGGTGTGCCTCAATGGCAGCTATGCCCCCTCGGTTGCCAATGCGAACTGCGGCGTGTCCCTCTGTGAATTCAAGGAAGCATTCAGCACGGAGCCTTCGCTGGCATCGTAGGAAGCAGGAGTTTCTGAGGAAACAAAGGACACAGGCGCGGTAGCGCCCCTCCGCTCCGTCAGGGAGCGGAGCGAATTTTTTAAAAATTAAAAAATATAAAATTCGCTCTTTGACTTGTTGGATTACAGTAGAAAAAGTGTATCTTTGCAGCGCTTTTCAAGCAGGTAGAACCCTCACGCGCGGTCTTCGCGGTGCTTATCGTTTCGGCAACGCTGACAATGGTGACAATGCCGGCTCGGTGTACCTCAATGGCAACAATGCCCCCTCGGATGCCAATGCGAACTACGGCGTGTCCCTCAATAGATCTTTTCACCAAGAGGGTGAGCCTTCCCTAATGGGAGAACATAGATAAGATGACGGCGAGGCTCGTAGGATCATGCCGAGCGCCATACCCGTCCGGACGATCTAACAGACGTCCACCAGACCCCACATTCAATAATCACTCAAGACCCCGGCTATGCGTAGAATCAAAGACAGTCGGGAGAATGAGACGGAACAGAACGCAAGAGATGCTTTCGACAACTATGCGGACGGCAAGCGTAGGCGTGCCGATATCCGCAGATACGAAGCAGAGCTTGATGAGAATGTCCGTCTGGTACTCGCCGACATCATCAATGAGACCTTTGAGCCGCAAGGCTATAAGGAGGCTCATATCTTCGACAAAAAGCACAGGAAGCTAGCTAAGGCTCCCGTCCGCGACCACCATACGGAGGCCGCTGCCATCCTGCCATACGAACAGGCGGTGTATGACTACATCTCCTGGAGAGCACCGGCAGTAAGGCCAGGGTTGGGAACCCACGCCTTTTTCCGCTTCATCAGGAACGAGTTGTACCGATATCCGCAACTGGAAGTCGGATACAACCTCCCCCTTGACATCCATCATTATTTCCCGATGATGGATCATTCCATCCTCAAACAGAAGATTGCAAACAAGTTCAAGAAAGGCAAGCTACGTAACTTTATATATAAGGTTATAGACAGTTACCTGCAGGGAGCTCCTCTCGGCATAAAGATCGCCCAGCTCTTCGGCATGCTCGACCTTGCCGACTTCGACCGTAAGGCCGAACGGTTCTTCGGTATCGCCGACGATCCTGAACGCATGGCCTACTGGACCAGTCGATATATAAGCGAGAAGATCCTGACTGCGAAGACGCCTGAGGAAGAGGAATTGTTAGGGAAAGGCAGCCAGTTCCTGGCAGAGCGTTTCCAGCGCTTCGCCCGTGAGGGCTTGAAGCACTACTTCCGCTTTGTGGATAACTTCCTGGTGATGCACGAGGACAAGACCTTCCTTCGCATCGTCAGGGACTTGATGATTATGTACCTGACACGGGACTACCTCTTCATCCTAAACAACGACTACAACGTTCGTCCTACGTGGATGGGCATCCGCATCTGCGGATATACCTTCTACCACGAAAACGTCGATGCAGCAAAGCGCAACAAGCAGAATCTCGCACGGAGAATAAAGCGGTTGCAGAAGAAAGGAATAGAGGAGGAACAGATCCGTATCAAGGTGTCAAGCCAACTTGGATTCATCAAACATGCAGATTGCATAAACTTACTAAAATCTTTAGGTATGGAAAAGTCATTAGGAAAAATCATCAACAAAAGGAGAATCAAGCCTCCATTCCCGGGAATGGCTCCCGAACAGAAAATTCACTTTATGTCAATTGTGAACAAGTGTGAATCGGGGGGGGGGATGTAAAATTCTGTTAATTGACTACGTCATTCAGGAGTCAAAAATCGAGAAACACACCGTTACGGTGAACATCCCGGACTCCGACGGCATCAATCAGGAAGTTACGAAAACCGTCCCTGGCAAGGTCCTGGCATTCAAGTTCAAGAAGATCATCAAGACCTTCGTGATGGGTGAGGAGGAAAAGTATCTGTTCGAGAAGAAGAAGGACAAGGACGGGAACCCGACGGACGTCGATGCAGAGTTTTACACTTTTACTGGCAGCAAGATCATGATTGACCAGGCACTGAACGACTTCTCGCCTGCCGACCTGCCGTGTCCTACTGTTATCCAGCAGTTTCAGGGCAAGGATGGCAAAACTTACACTAAATTTACATAGTTATGGAAAAGCATTCATTTATCTACACAGAACGCCGTACTTTCGGAAAGTTCGACGCTAACAGCATCATTGGCTACCTTGAAGAGGAGCGAGTACCGGATTTCCTGCCAGAGGGGGCAGAACAGCCTACTCTCGGATATAAGTACACCGGCACGGAAAAGGACGGAGGGACCGTCATGCCTTGCAACGACCCGACTTCTTATCCGGAGGTGACAAACGCCATCATCCGCTCAAAGTACAGCGAGAGCGATGAGATGGCCATCCACCGTCATCACGGCAATAATCCGGAAGAGTATGATGAGGAATGGCAGGAGTACAACGACTTCTGCGAGTCTGCCAAGACCCTGGCCAAGGACTGGCTCGGAATTGAGTAGTTTCTACGTCTACCTGTGCACTGCCATACCGCCCATCAGCGACGTGGCAGTGTATTTTTATGCCCCGCAGTTTATTCATACTTTTGCGTAGAAAATAAAATTCGCAATAGTATGATTGAACAAGCAAAAAATGTATTGATAGGTATATTAACAGCTGTGCTGGCCTATCTTCATCCTATCGAGGGGGAACTTTGGTCATTGTTCCTGATATTCTTCCTCAATTTCGCATCTGGCTACCTTTCAGGAATGATTGCCAACGGCGAGGATTTTAACTTCAAAAAAGCTTTCCGTTGTATCGGGGAAGCTACAGTGTTTTTCGTTTTGTGTACAGCCATATACGCAGTGGGTAGATTTAAGGGGCAGGATGCCGGTGCACTCCAGTGTGTCAGCTTCATTACATACACCATCATCTACTTCTATGGCACTAACGTACTGAAGAACCTGAAGAAAATCTTTAAGCCCTATACAACTCCCTGGCAGGTGATAGCCTTTCTTTACTATGTATTGCGTTTCAAATTCATTGAACGCATTCCATTCCTTGCCGAATATCTAAACATTAGGGAAAAATGAGAAGAATAAATAGAATTTTCGTGCATTGCACAGCCAGCTATCAGGCTACCACCACAGAGGCCACCCTTCGCGATGAGTTCAAGCGTAACGGATGGAAGAATCCTGGTTATCATTATGTAGTTAAACCTGATGGCAATATCATAGTGATGCTCGAGGAGTCGAAGGTGGCCAATGGTGTGAAAGACTATAATTCACACAGCATCCATGTGGCATGGATCGGCGGTATCGATAAGGAGCACCCCAAGGGGATTGATAACCGCACACCTGAGCAAAAGGCAGCTCTCTTCGACCTCCTCACAAAGCTCAAGCTGAGATATCCGGATGCCATGATCATGGGACACCGTGATATCTCTCCTGACCTGAACCATAATGGTGTGGTCGACCCATGGGAACGCATCAAAGAGTGCCCTTGCTTCGATGCAATGGTAGAGTATATGGACATTAATAAAATAGGAGTATGAAAGATTCAGTAAAGATTTTATTAGCAGTTGTCATTATGATTGCTGTAGGTTTTGCACTCTTCTATGATGACAAAACCCACCAGAAGGAGATTGCCAGCCTGAAAGAGCAACTTGCTGCAGCTCAGAACATGGTACCGCTGCAGCGTGAGAGCGTGAAGATTCACGATCAGGACTCGATACGAGAGGTCCAGGTAATCACATCGCCAGTTATCGAGGCAGAGCTGAAGGCATTGCGCCGACAGTTGCTTATTGATGAGAATTTAATCAAGGATTTCGGCCTGCAGCTGAAACAGTTGGATGCCATGCAGAAAGTAGGTGCTGAAACCACGGACAGCGTCAAGGCCAGATATGACTATTCTAAGGATGTTTTTAGTTATTATGACAGGTGGAGCGACTTAAAATTCTATCTCCAGGACTCCACCTTCTATTATAACATCCGCGACTCTCTGGCGACAGTCGTCTATCATGAATACAAACATCGGTTCCTATGGTGGAAATGGGGCATTAAAGGCTACAAGGTGAAAGTTGTTAACTTCAATCCCCACACCACCATCCGATATAATACCTATGTAAAGCCCGAGAAATAGCCCGGGCTTTATTATTTATACCTTATTAATATTAAATATATGCTGAAATATTTGGTAGTTTAAGGAATTATGTATATATTTGCAGCAAAGATATACAATTATGGGTATTTTGGCAGGTCTTTACGCTTTGCTTGGCATAGGTGGAACGGCTTATCTTACCGGCTCAGGCATCTGGAGCATCTTTAGAAAAGAGGCTTCCAATGAAGAGTTCTGTGATATGTTCAGAAAAGAGCAGCAGCGTAGGGAGGAAAGCCGGATGAGATATAAGGAAATCCATCGGGGCAAACCAGCCATATAGGGTATTTTTAAGATATAGCGATGAGTGGTAACTTTGCATTAAAATGTAACGTTACCACTTTTTCGTTATGGCAAAAGACCAGATATACAGCAGCGTCATCCGTCTGAATACAGAGGATGCGCAGAACAAGATGGAAGACCTGAAGAAACGGGTTCAGGATCTCGTGGCGCTTCGCGACACCATCGACAAAAAGAAGGACTCCGGATATTACAAATCCGTGAGCAAGCAGATCAATGCCGCTAAGGCAGAGCTAAAGGTTTATGAAAACGAGGTGATGAAGACCATCCAGACGCTCGACAACCTCGGCAATGCTTCTGCTAAGGATATCCGTGATGCCCAGAAATCCCTGCAGAAGATGATTGACGCGAAGCCTCAGGGTGCCGAGGAGATGGGGGATTTCGTGCGTCGCCTGCAGGAGGTGAAGCAGGAACTTCAGAGCATCGCCACCATGCGGGCCTTCGATGAAGTGAAGGCAGGCATTACCGGTACCGGCAAGAGCGCACAGCAACTGGGTGCTGAGATGCGCTTCCTTCGTGAGACGTCCGAGAACGTCGGCACGGCATCCGTCCAGCAGCTGGAGAAAGCACTGGAGGTCGCCCGCGAGCACCTGAAGGTTGCCGAGCAGGGCAGCAAGGCCTATGAACGATCTACTGAATACATCCGCAGTTTCACTGCCCAATTGGAAAAGGTGAAGGAGGAACAAAGGAAGTCCAACACGCTCATTGACCGCTATAACAAGGAACTGAAGGAGGCCGGAAAAGAAGAGAAGGCCGTGGCCGACGAAGCGACCCTCATCAAGAGGACGCTCGACAATATCAGCGGTGCCAGCGTGCGAGACCTGGAATATTCCATCAAGGCTCTGAGTGAGCAGATGAAGGACCTGGACAGAAGTTCTGAAGCTTATCTGGAGGCAGAGAAAAAACTGAAAAGGTTGCGCACAGAAATGGAACGTACAAGGATGGAGTCTTCAGCCCAGCAGTCTGCATGGGGCAAATTCATCACGTTCCTGAATACCAACTGGGGTGCAATCACACAAATCCTCGGAGCCGTGACAGGTCTTACCATGACGATGCGTAAATCCGTCCAGGACTATGCCACAATGGAGGAAGAGATGGCCAACGTCAGAAAATACACAGGCCTCGCTACTGAAGGCGTGGAGGAATTGAATGAAGAACTGAAAAAATGGGATACCAGGACTAAACGCGAAGATCTTAACAAACTCGCAGGTGCAGCTGGACGCTTGGGAATTCAGACGAAGGAGGGCGCACTTGAGTTTGCAGACGGTGCAAACATGATCAAGGTTGCTCTTGGTGACGATCTGGGAGAAGATGCCGTTGACCAGATAGGAAAACTGACCATGGCTTTCGGCGAGGACGAACGCAAGGGACTGCGCGGTGCCATGCTGGCCACTGGTTCTGCAGTCAATGAACTATCGCAGAACTCCAGTGCAAAGGCCGGATTCCTTGTTGACTACACGGCCCGTGTGGCAGGCTTCGGCAAGCAACTGGGGCTGACACAGGCACAGATTATGGGATACGGTGCCGTGATGGACGAGAACCTGCTGCGTGACGAAATGGCCGCTACAGCCTTTGGCAACATGCTAACGAAGATGCAGACCGACACGGAGAAGTTTGCACGCATAGCCGGACAAAGCGTAGAGGATTTCACTAAGCTCATGAATGAGGATGCCAACCAGGCAATACTCAATCTGGCCGACAGTCTGCGCAGCCAGGATCCCAAGACAATGATGAAGATGCTGGATGACATGGGGCTGGACGGCTCACGGGCTGTTGGCGTCCTCTCTACGCTCGCAGACAAGATCGATGATATTAGGGAACGTCAGGAACTAGCTACCAAGGCATACGAGGATGCAACCAGCATAACTAAAGAATACGAGGTGATGAACAATACCGTCCAGGCACGGCTCGAAAAATGCAAGAATAAATTCCATGAGATGACCATCGAACTGGGTGGTCAGCTGCTGCCGGTTGTCGGCTATACCTGTACTGGATTCTCCATGCTGGTGAAACTGCTTTCTACCACGACAAAGTTTGTCTATGAGAATAAAGCAGCCATTTTAGCAGGTGGTCTGGCGATAGCAGCCTATACTGCCTATGTCAATGCCGCTACGATAGCTACAAAGGCACATACGATTGCAACAAACATAGCAAAGGCTGCAACAGTCGCTTTCAACTTCGTTACGAAGATGAATCCCATCGGACTGGTAATTGCGGCTCTGACTGCTGCAGTGGCTCTCTTTATCAAGTACCGCGACCGCATCGCAGGAGCAACTGAGGCAACTTCCCTGCTCAGGCAGGCTGGTGCTAGGCTGGCAGGAATTCTGGCGCAAGTTGCAGGATGGTTCATAAACCTGGTTAAGTGGGCTGTTTCACTATATGACAAATTCTCCTTCCTCAGGAAGATCGTGCAGCTGCTTGTGACAGCCTTCACTACTGGATTCACGACCATCACCATAGCCGTGAAATACCTTATTGACGAACTAGGAGCTGTGGCCACAGTGATAGAAGGTATCTTCACTTTGGACTGGGGAAAAATCAAAGACGGCTTCAAGCAAGGTTTCAAGGCCATCGCTGATGCCGCCGTCGCTCAGTTCAACAACGTGAAGCGGACCGTGAAGGAAACATTCTCTGCTCCACCTCCTGCCGGTTCCGGTGAGAATGCTGTGGCTGAAGGTGCAGCCATCGGTGCATCTGTCGGCAAGGCTGCAGCGGACAAACCCGTCGAGCAGACACTGCCGGAGATTGTCGTGAAGCCCCAGAAAAAGCAGTCTTACGTGTCTGATGCCGACATAAAGAGGCAGGAAAGGGAGCAGCGCAAGGCAGAGGCAGATCGTAAGAAGAAAGAGAATGAGGAACGTAAGGCCTTACAAGAGCAGAGCAAGCAGCTGAAAGCAGAGATGGACAACCGTCTGGCAGAGGAAGCCGTCAGCTATAGCCTCGGTCTGACGAACTATCGCGACTACATCGAGAAGCGTAAAAAGATCCAGCTGGAGAGCATCAAGGAGCGTAAGGCGCTCTTTGAGCAGGGCAGTACCGAATACCTGCGCCTCGATGCCCAGGAGAAAATGCTGCTTGCCCATGGGGACGAAGAGGCAAGGAAACTATCCCTGAAGGAGAAAAAGCGAGAGCATAGCCAGAAGATGGCCATGCTTGAAGCCAGTTTCTACGATGAAAGGTTTGCTGCATACCATAATGAGCAGGCATTGAATGAAATGTTATTCCAGGAAGAGATGGCTTTCTTGCAGTGGAAGAAAGACCAGGCCGTAAAAGGATCACTGGAAGAAATGCAATTGGAATGGGAAATAGCTGACCGCAGCGCACAACATCAGGAAGAGACTCGGCGCGACATCGAGGAACGCCTGCTAAAGATCCGGACCGATTACCTCCATCAGTCCAACGACATGCAGCGTGACATTGAACTGAATGCCCTGCAGGAACTCTACGACAAGAAACTGCTGGCGGAAGAGGACTACCAGCAGGCAAGGTTGGCCATCGAGGCAAAGTATGCTCTGAACCCTGCACAGGCTACAAAGGATCAGTTCACAGAAAATGTGAACAATGGTCTGGCCGTCGCACGCGAAAAGGCAGGCGATGCTAATGCCAGCAATCCATGGACAGGCGATCTGACAAACTATCTGAATACAAACACAATGCTGAAACAGCTCTATGAGCAAGACAAACTGACTCATGCCGAGTATCTTGCAGCCAAGGCTCAGAACCTCTCTGAGTTCATCGAGCAGGTTCAGCAGAAGTACCAGGTAATGTTCCAATCAGTTTCAGCCGTTCTGGGTGGAATCAGCAACTATGCCAAGGCATGCTCTGACTATGAGGTAGCCGTCGTAGAAAAGAACTACGACAAACAGATTGAGGCAGCTGGAAACAACGAGAAGAAACGCAAGAAACTCGAAGAGAAAAAGCAGAAGGAGATTGCTGCCATCAAGTCAAAGGCCAATAAACGGGCCATGAAGATAGAGATTGCCCAGGCACTGGCATCGACGGCTATGGGTGCAATCAATGCATACACATCCGCTGCACAGGTACCGCTCATCGGTTATATCCTGGCACCTATCGCAGCAGCTGCTGCAGTGGCTGCCGGCATGCTCCAGATTGCCACGATAAAGAAGCAGCATCAGACGGAAGAAATGGGATACTATGAGGGCGGTTTTACTGGTGGTCGTCGGTACCGAAAGGAGGCAGGTGTAGTACATGAGGGTGAGTTCGTAGCAAACCATCAGGCCGTCAACAACCCGAATGTGCTGCCGTTCCTGAACTTCCTCGACCAGGCGCAGCGGAATAACACTGTCGGTTCGCTGACTGCGGAGGACGTGTCGCGCTCCATGGGCGCTGGTACCAGCCAGCTGCTTGAACCTATCGTCAACGTCAATGTCGACAATGAACGTCTCAACGATTCCATCGACCGCATCAACGAGAACCAGGATCGCCTGGCATCCCAGCTCGAGCAGGGTATCGGTGTTGATATTCCTATCGATGGGGAAAACGGTCTTTACCGCAGAATAAAAAGATACGAAGACTTATTAAAGAAGAAATAAATGGCTACTGTTCTATATCTGAATAATACTCAGGTCTATCCTGACAGCTCGCAGTCTATAAAACTGATCCGTGAAAACCCTTACTTCACGGAATCTGAGTCTTATACTCTCGAGGTTAATCTGCCTATGTCAATCTTAGAAAACCGTCGTTTCTTTGGCAATATTCACCGTATTGAGAAAGCAAAGCAGATTGATCCAATGAATTGCAGGATGCTTGTTGACAACCGTCCTGTCCTGGATGGAAAAGCTCGCGTGACTCAGATTACTGATGATTCCATTAAATTGCAACTGCTTGGTGGCCGTTCCGAGGTGAACTTCCTTTCATCTGATAACCAAGACTATATCGATGAACTAGATCTTGGTTACGTCATAGCCACACGTGTTAATACACGTTCTGGCACTATTGATTCTAGTGGAGGCGGTAGGGCAGAATACACCTACACTCTATCCACTGGCATGCGCATCAAGTCAACTCCTGTCTATGATGAGACTAACTTGAGATATCAGGCTACTCGCCAGTTATGCCTGGTTGACTTGATGGTTTTCTGTATCGAGCATTATGGTTATACTGTAACAGCTAATGCTGTTGATGTTTCTCCATGGAATGACATTTATATTGCCACAGCAATTGCTACTCGTATCATCCGTCACACACTGCCTCATTGGACTGTGTCCCAGTTCCTGCAGGAAGCCTGTAAGTTCTTCAACGTTACCATATACACAGACCAGATTCATAAGACTGCTAGGATTGTGAGTAACGTTGGCCTTCCTAGTCGTACCATTGTCAACCTGGAACCCGTTGATGAATACTCGGTGGAAGTGGCAGAGGAAGATAATGGTTGCATAGCCAACGATACTCTTGAGTATCAATTGTCTGATAGCGAACATCATGAATATGACTGTATGGATGATGAACTGCGTAATACCATTAGCCACTTGGATTATGAAAGTAAGTCTGCGGCTCTGCAGGCATGGCGTGGTATGTCTTCTGCTACTCGCGTTTTATCTGTGTTCAGGACTTTGTCGGATGGTGATTATGCTTCATGGACGCGTGAATTCAACTGGAAGGATGAGAATCCTCCTGTAGAGGAGTTTACCAAAATTGATATGTTCGCACCTCTAAGTAGGGGTGGTAATACTTCTGGACTAAAAATTGTTCCTGTGGCTATTGGCTATATCTATGATGAATCCGAAAGAGATGGCACTACATATAAAGACTGGTTGGTTATGCCATCTATGGCCAATTCCTTCCCTACTGAGGGATACGGGCAGAGAATGGGTGGAAGAAGAGATTCTTCTTCAGGATCCTCTGATGAGGATTCTTTATCTGTTCAAAGTTATATCGAGGGTGCTGAAGCTCCGGCCAAGTCTGAGAAAGAAGATCGTATGCAGGTGATGTTTGTTGACTCTGCTATTCAGACGTATGCAGCTCATTACAGTTCTCTTAGAGGCTGGTCGGAGACTCAGGGTGTTGTAGGATTCACAGATCCTGTCCTGAAACCGCAGTTTGCGGGGGCTGGTCATCAACCCTGGTCATTAGCTCTCAGACCAACTTTGGCAACAAGTTACCTGGGGCAACTGCATGTTAATGGCTATTCATTCATAACTAAGGCAAAGCTCGCGATTAAGTTTATGTCTGACGTAATGCCTGACCCTACAGATGTATTCATTATCGAAAATAAACGCTATGGCTGTGAAAAGATAGAGGCAAACATTACCGCAGATGGCTTCGAAAGATTGATGACAGGCTATTTCTATGAAATGTTATAGATTTCCCTCGAAATTCTTGACGCTCTCCGGTACCGATGACTCTTTTTTGAGATATCGGTTAGTGATGGCGATATCGGTATGGCCGGCCTGATCTCTTGCCACAACAATTCCTTCTGCATTGGCCAGATCGCGAATACCAGAGTCCTTCAGACTGTAGAACTGGTAACTGTCTGGCCAGTGCAGTGCATTGCGCATCTTTGCCCATTCGTAACGGAATGCGTTTATATAGGTCATAGTGGGACCAGGCTTTAAATTATCGCCAAACAGATAAAAGTGACTAGGTGCATCGAAGATGTTGAGCTCGATCATCAAATGGATAACTTTATTGTTGATACCTACATGACGCTCTCGATGGTTCTTGGAGATTTCTGCCGGCACAATGACTTCTTTATTGCTGATAGAGATATCTCCCACTTTCAAATGTCGCAGTTCGTCAGGTCTGATAAATGTGTAGTACTCCATCATACATGCAAGCAGGAAAAATCTGTCATTCTGAATTAAGTACTCGCGCATGCGCGTAAGGGCATTGGCTGTAAGGGCATCGCGTTTCTTTTCTCCTTCACGAAGCATATGGATATCTTCGCACAGATTCTTTTCAATATACTTCCTTTCCACAAGCCAGCTACAGAGGGTTGAGAGCCATGTGCGCTGATTATTGCGTGTTGTGGGGCTCACATCCTTATCAAATCAGATAGTCCAGATAATCGACGATAAAGCTTCTGTCAAACTGATAGATGTACCTGATGGCAATATGACACTCCTGGATATAAGTCTCAAGAGAGTTGACCCGGGATAAGTAATCATAGGCTGTTTTGTGTTTTAGTGTACCTTTCTTTTCCATGGCTGCAATATAGTCCCTGTAACTCTTGATGACATCAAAGAATGGTGTCAGTCGCTTGGAACTGTCATCTTTGATCCATGGATTCCAGCCTTGAAGGAGTCTTTGGGTGAGGTTGGAGATTAAGAGAACAGCCAACTTCTTTCGGTCGCTTCTGTTTTTTGTTTTATCGAGCATGTATTTCTTTCGTTTCATCCTATTAGAGACGGGGTCGTAGGATGAGAAATCCACATACCAACTCTTCCCAGTGTGAAGCCTGGGGAGTGTAAACCCTAGTATTTGGGCGGTACTTTGAAAATTTTCGAGTAGAGCCAT